ATCAAAAGTTTTTAATGAAATCCTTGCAATGGATAAAGCTGTTCCCGAGGTTGATTTAGGAAAATATGAAGGAAGAAGAATATCTAAGTATAGAAGATATATTATACATCAAACTGGGATAGGAACAGTAAATGTTGATAATATTATTAAAACTTTACCTAATTATAAGAATAATGCAAAAGCATTTAAGTATTTAGAAAAAAGTGGTTTAGCAACAACTGATTTAATTAATAAGTCTTTATCTGATCAATTAAACTTTGCAGTAGAGGCTGCGAAGGGAAAACCTATTTTTACAGGGGTAAAAAATATTAATTTCGCAGATCCAAACTATACCACGATGAGAATTGCTATAACAAATTGGAACCAAAATAATGGTCAAGGAAATATAAAATTTTATAATAAAAATGGTAAACTCATAACATGGAAACATGGATTAGAACTTAATGTTAATGATGTTTCTTTTTCTGAAGGTAAATCTAAAAAAAGATTTGGGATAGGTGAAAAAAAAGGAACTTTAAATCTTCGTTTTGAAGGTGAAAAGTATTTTCCAGAAGTTTATCAAAACCAAAATTATATTAACGAGTTAAAAGGAACAACGGTAGATAATCCTTTTCCTGGAAAAAAACAAATCTCTTTTTCAAAATTAATGAAAAAAGTTTACATGAATGGACATGGTTGGCAGGCTGATGCTCCTTTGTTTTCTATTTTTCATGGACCTGAAGGTGTTGCTAAGCAACCTTTTAAAAATTTAAGTTTTGGAATGCAGGAATTAAATAAAGCCATGTATGAGATAGACAAAATTCCTCTTAAAGGTCTTAAACAAAAAATTATTAATCAAGCTCTTGTAGGATTAAAAGGAAAAAAAGGAGGAGATCTTCTTGAAGCAATAGTTGCAAAACATTCTGATATTGCATCAAAAGTAGCTGCGGGACAAAGATTTGATAAGCCATTACATGTTCGAGTTGCTACGGATATTATTGAAAAATCACCAGAATGGATGAAATGGTCATCTAGAAAACAGGCTGAACTTTTTAAAGTTGCAGGAGTTTCAGCAAAAGATTTTAATGCATTAGATAATGCAAAACCCAATGAAAAAATTTCAATGCTTAAGAAAATGGGTTTTAAATGTAAATTGGTAGGTGGTGCTGGAGAATCTGTTGATTGTTACATGAAAGATGTTGGAGAGACTAATAAACTTGCAAAACAAGGAAATAAACAAGCAATTAAAAAATTAGGAAACGCATTTGATATTGGAAAAGAACTTCCAAAAGTAGGTAAACTTTTAAGAAAGGGATTACAAATAGGTCTTGCAGGTCCTGCAAAACTTTTAGAGTTTAGTGGCTTAGGTACATGGGGAGGATTATTATTAGAAGGAGCTCTTGAAGGAGGAGTTTATAAATATTACAAGGACTATAAAGGTTATACGGATGACCAGGCTTTGGCTGAAACATTTACAGTAGGACTACTTGCTGGAAGACCTGAAGATGTTAAATGGCATGGAGGTGCTGAACAAAAATTAGAGAAAGAATTATATCAAGTTAGGGATGCTGAAGGAAATATACGTATTAAACAGAATGTTAAAGACTTCATTGATACTCAGAGAAACATGGATCAAATAGGAACTGAATATGACAAACTAGAATCACAAAAGAGAGAAATAGACGAAATGCAAGGGTGGCGTTCTCAATATGAGGATACAAGTTATGCTCATCCACGTTTAGATCCAAAAGTTGGTATAGAAAATAAACAAAAGGCATTGGAAAATGAATATTTAAAATTAGAACAGTTAAATAAACCAGATGCATTAAGTGGAAACTATAATGCTTGGTTAGCTGCTAAAGAAAAACAAGACACGGAACAGGGACTTAGAGTAGCTGAAGCAAAGAAAAAAAGATTAGGTGTAGTTGATATTCCTTGGGATGTTTTAAACCCCAATGAAATGCAAAGAGATTATAAATTAAAAAAATATGAAGATGCCAAAAATCGTTGGGAAAAAGAACAATCTGAAAAAAGATACAGAGAAATGAAGGAAAAGTTTCCTGGTTATAGTGATAAACAAATAGATGAAATATTAGCCTATTATGAAACAAGTCAACCAGAAGTAGGAATGTCTTATGGTGAATTAAAAAAGAGGTTCAATATCGGGGATAAGCAAGCCTATTTCGCAGATAACTTTAGAACAGAAAAAGCCGAAGGCGGCATAATGAATTTGAAAAAGAAATGGTAAAAGAAAACCCAACACTTGTTAAAAACATGAAACATGTTAAATGGAACGCGATACCCCCTTTAAAAGGACCTAATCCACAGGGGTTGATTAAAGTAGCAAAAAAGGATAAGAAGAAACAGGAGAATTTAAATGGCAGAAATCGATAAAGGTCTCCCTAATATTAAACGACCAGACGACGAAGTTGCAGAGGTTGTTAACTTACAGGAACCTGAAACAGAAAAAGGACCAATTGAGATCACTGAAGAAGATGATGGTGGTGCATTAATTGACTTTGATCCAAGTAAAGTAAACATACCAGAAGGTGGTGATCATTTTGCAAACCTTGCAGATTTATTACCTGATGATGTTACAGATCCAATAGCAAATCAATTACAAGGCGATTATAGAGAATATAAAGCTTCCCGTTCAGATTGGGAAAGAGCTTATACGGTTGGTTTAGATCTATTGGGATTTAAATATGAAAATAGAACCGAACCTTTCCAAGGAGCATCCGGTGCCACTCACCCAGTTTTAGCTGAAGCTGTAACACAGTTTCAGGCGCTCGCTTATAAAGAATTACTTCCGTCTGATGGACCAGTAAGAACTCAAATTTTAGGAGTTAGTAATCCTTTAAAAGAACAACAGTCTCAAAGAGTAAAAGATTTCATGAATTATCAATTGCTGGATCAGATGAAAGAATATGAACCTGAATTTGATCAAATGTTATTTTATTTACCACTTGCAGGTTCTACATTTAAAAAAGTTTATTATGATGATTTATTACAAAGAGCTGTATCAAAATTTGTACCAGCTGATGATTTAGTCGTACCATATACTGCAACTTCTTTAGAAGATGCAAATTCAGTTGTACACGTTATTAAAATTCCAGAAAATGATTTAAGAAAACAACAAGTAGGAGGATTTTATTCTGATATAGAATTAAGTAAACCTCAAGATGTTGTTACAGATAAATTAAAAGAAAAGGAAAGAGAATTAGAAGGATTAACTAAATCACAAAGAGTTGAACCTTTATACACATTACTAGAATTCCACGTGAACCTTGACTTAGAAGGTTTCGAAGATGTTGGCGCCGATGGCGAACCAACAGGAATAAAATTACCTTACATCGTTACAATCGAGGAAGGTAGTCGGAAAGTTCTTTCTATTAGAAAGAATTTCGCGCCCAATGATCCAAAGAAACTTAAAATCCAATATTTCGTCCACTTCAAATTTCTGCCAGGACTAGGATTTTATGGCCTTGGACTCATTCATATGATTGGCGGATTGAGTCGTACTGCAACTGCGGCTCTCCGTCAGTTATTAGACGCGGGTACTTTATCAAACTTACCGGCAGGATTTAAACAAAGAGGCGTCAGAGTAAAAGATGATGCTGCAAATATACAACCAGGAGAATTTAAAGATGTAGATACACCAGGAGGAAATCTAAAAGATGCCTTTGTATTTTTACCATACAAAGAACCTTCTCAGACTTTATTGCAATTGATGGGAATTGTCGTTCAAGCAGGACAAAGATTCGCGTCCATTGCTGACATGCAGGTCGGTGACGGGAACCAAACAGCAGCTGTTGGGACGACCGTAGCCCTATTGGAGCGTGGCTCAAGGGTAATGTCAGCAATCCACAAAAGGCTGTATGTTTCACTTAAAAATGAATTTAAACTATTGGCAAAAATATTTGCCTCGTATCTTCCGCCAGAATATCCTTATGATGTTGTAGGTGGACAAAGAAATATTAAACAAACTGATTTTGATGACAGAGTAGATATTCTACCTGTTGCCGATCCTAATATATTTTCAATGTCGCAAAGAATTACTTTAGCACAAACAGAATTACAATTAGCGATGTCTAATCCACAGATGCATAATTTATACATGTGTTATAGAAAAATGTATGAAGCGATTGGAGTTAAAGATATTGACAGAGTCTTACCTCCACCACCACCGAATCAACCGAAAGATCCAGCGATAGAGCACATTGATGCATTGGGCGGAAAACCTTTTCAAGCGTTTCCAGGTCAAGATCATAGAGCTCACGTCACTGCTCACTTAAACTTTATGGCTACAAATTTTGTTAGAAATAATCCAAGTGTCACAGCTGCTTTAGAAAAGAATGTATTAGAACACATTTCTTTGATGGCACAGGAACAAGTTCAACTTGAATTCCAACAAGAATTTCAGATGTTGCCACAGATGCAACAACAGGCTGTACAGAATCCTCAAATGCAACAACAGTTCCAGCAAATATCCCAAAAGATTGAAGCTAGAAAAGCTGTCTTAATTGCAGATATGACTGAAGAGTTCTTAAAAGAGGAAAAAGCAATTACTTCTCAATTCGATCATGACCCACTACTTAAATTAAAACAAAGAGAAGTGGATCTAAAAGCAATGGACGCTGAAAGAAAACAACATGAATTAGATGCGAAAGTCAATTTAGATAAAGCTAAACTCGTTCAAAATCGTGAGATCACGGATGATAAACTTGAGCAGAACGAGGATTTAGCTGAATTAAGAGCAGATACAGCGATTGAAAAATCATTAATATCTGCTGATGTTAAACTAACTTCAGATAAAATGAAGGCTAAAGACGTTAGAACCTTGAAAGGTCCTAGATCTTAGTATATAAAAACCAAGGAGAAAAATATGACAAAAGAAAAACAAGCACCGTTAGGTAAATCGGTAAATATTAAAATTCCTTCTCAAAATCTAGAAATAGACCCAAGAGGTAAATCTAGTTTTAGAGCTAAAGGAGTTTATATTGCTACTGGTGATAAATGTACTGTAAAAGGTACTGGTGCGGCAAGAAAACAAACCGCTAAGTGGTACTAGTATGTGGTTCAGTGCTATAAAATTAGCGCTCAACGCAGGTAGTCACATTTACAAAAAGCGTCAAGAGACAAAAATGGCTATGGCTGATGCGCAGCACATGCACGCAGCTAAGATGGCCCGAGGTGAGGAAGCTTACCAAGGGAAATTGTTAGAAGCTCGTCAAAACGACTACAAGGACGAGGTAGTTTTAGCGATCCTCACACTGCCCATTTTGGTGCTCGCCTGGGGGGTCTGGTCGGACGATCCGGCCGCTATGGAGAAAATAAAAATTTTCTTCGAGCATTTCGCGGCACTGCCGACATGGTTTACTTCACTTTGGATCCTTGTCTGCGGAAGTATTTTTGGTATAAAGGGTACACAAATTTTTAGAAATGGTAAAAAGTAGGAAAGGAGAGAAAAATGAGTATAAACGGAAAAGTCAAATGGTTTAATGCAACTAAAGGTTATGGTTTCATTGAAAGAGACGATAAAGAAAAAGATGTTTTTGTACATTCTTCAGCTGCTCAAGCAGCTAACATAGAATTACGTGAAGGTGATGCATTAACATTTGAAGTTGAACAAGGTCAAAAAGGACCTTCCGCAGTTAATTTACAGTCAGTATAGACGGTAAAAATAATGTGGACAATGCATGTTAAAACAAATATAAATAAATAAGGAGAAAAATATGAGAAATGATTTCGGATCAAGACCTTATAAATCTAGATTCCCGTACAAAGCTGGAAAATCTGCTAAGAAGCAAACTGCTTCTGATGAACTAGACGAATCTTTAGGTGAA